AAGTGCATTTGAATCTGCACTAAAATACATTTTATCTTCAACAAAGTGTGGTACTAACCAAGTCTGTGTTTGACAACCTTTGACCTCAAACTCATCTACCTTGTAATCATTTTTCATTGGTATAGAATTTTTACCGTAATCCATAATCCATAAATATTTTTCCTGGTCACCATCTATGTTACCAAGAATCTGCACATATCTATTTAATTTATTCTGTATGTGTCCACATTCGCCACAACAGTCTGGAGTACCGCATTTTTCGTGTTTCACAGTCTTTTACCCGGGTACAAACACACAGCCCACTCTCTTAAAGCCCGATACCGGGCAATTATGAGCTTTTTTATTTGGCTGAAAACCGTCGTTTTTTCATCAGGCTCCCAAACAGCCATTTCTTCGTTATTTCTCCAATGATTCATCCTTTTTACTCCTATCTGGCATATTTATAATGTTTGACTCTTCTTTAAACTTTATTTTTGCATTAAATGCAATTGTAATACGTTGTCTGTTACTTCTGTTTATGTCTACATCATGTAATAAATAGGATGGAAAACACAATATGTCACCGTCACTTGGTTGATGTGCTATCATGTTAGCATGTGGCATGTGGTTAGGTATCATACGATACATTTGTTCATGTGTTGCAAATCTAATTAGACCTGTATTCGCACCTTGCACGTAATATACACCGGATAGATCTGCATCTGCACGATAATGTGAATGAAATATATTATTGCTGCCTGTTTCGTTTACATTTGTCCAATATGTTATACTTGCATCCATGGGTTTTTTAGGAAAGTAATGATCCATGTATGCTGACATAATCATGCCAATTGGTTTCATTAATTCTTTTTCGCATTTGTATTTAAACATACTACGCCAACAACCAGGATTGGTACCTATCATGCCGCTAGGGTTGTCACCTCTTTCTTTCTCTATTTCTGTCATTAATAAATTATTTAAGTTTTCAAAATTGTTATACCTTTTGTAAAACAATCTCGTATCTTGTACTGGTATTTTACTTATTACTTCGCTCATATTTCTCCGTTGCGCATTTTGGACCACATAAAAATATTATTCTATATTTTTGATCCGGGTTAAATTGTTTGTCCAACCAATATAAAAGCCTGTCGAACCATTGTTTGCAAACATAACATTTGTATTGTGGCCCTTCACGGACACAGCTTTTATTATACTCCACATAAACCTTCACATTCATCAGCAAACTCTTCATCAAATGTTTCGCCGAATAAACTCGCTTGTTTCTTTGGTTCTAAGAAATCTATCTCTCCTAATGGTTTAGCTGATTTATGTAGATATAATTTTGCTTCTGAATTTTTTAATCCATTTCTAATTAAATTATCCACCTCTACTGCATCCGCAAAATCTTCTGGATAATTCTTTTGCATATTTTTCCATTGATCGTTGTGATGATAAGGACAACCAATGCAAGATGATTTACCAGGCATAGGGTGTTTCTTTACATCTCTGTACCATTGTAAACAATCCATACGTGACATGCGCATTTCTATCAAAGGCCAACGTGATTCTAACCATGGCAATCTAGCTTTTTTCATACGCATAGCTTCATCTGTGGATATACCTATCCATTGTTCTACGATAACATCTTTAGGCACTCTGTGCTTTGGTTTTACACCAAGTAATTCTCTAATCTTTTTTTGTATAGGAATAACTTTATAATCATGTGTACACTGACGATAAAGCATTCCTACACGTCCACCTTTTCGTGCAGCAAACAGCGGAGGGTTTGGTACACGTCCAGCAAATGATTTTTCCTCTTCTCTAGACCCTGGTTCTGGGTTCGCTGCTTTGATAAGGTCTTCTCTGATGTTTCCTCTCTTTACAGTGATCAGCGGACAAATCGTTATTGCTTTTTTAAGGTACTCTACATGCTCATACACAAACTTGGGCTCCCAACCTGTGTCAGCAAATATCATGTAATCTGGTTTATGTTTTGTTAATCCCTCTTGTGCCATCAATGCCAGGCATGATGATTGCACACCAGCTCCCAATGACAATATACGCATGGTAGGTTCGCGTTGCTCTCCCTTACCCTCTGTGCTGTCATATTCTGCTCGGTTTCCGTTTTTAAGTAAATTAGTTGTTTTAAAATATTTAGGTTCTACAGTAGCTGCAACTGCAGCCATGTTATTTAATCTCTTTTGATCAACCTTTGTGGACATTTGTTCAAGCACTTTTCTTCTTTCGTATTCCATTTGCTCTGGGTTAATTGCAAAATTATTCTTGACATTACCAGCTCTGGCTTTGCCTTGTGCTCGGTACCCGGGTTTATTAGTCTCTGTCATAGGCCTCTAGTTCTCTAATTGTTCTGATGATTTTTTGCGTATAATATACATCTTCAGCGTATATTGCAAGTGTCTTAGCTAGTCTTTCTAAATCTATTTTATCGCTAAAATGCTGGCTTATTCTTTCACTTCTAAACTTATAATAATGATGATTGTGATTTAATAAATCAATATAATATGAAATGGATTCGCACTTTGTCTCAAAGATCCTAAGCCCCCACGTCGCATTAGGATTACTTAGCGGCTTTAGTTGATCATCAGTTGGGTCAAACGTGCGGATTCCAAGGAGGTTGTTTGCTTCTACAGCAAATCTAGATTTACCCCAATTGGATTCATGTACTGCTTGCGCGACAATTAAATCAACTGGCACCCGGTCTTGTTCCGCGTGCATAGAATTAAGGTGCAGTGCACATGCACGCACCTGTTCTATAAATTCATCGTTGTTTGTATAATCCATAATAGGATTAAATGTTAAACAAACCATTAGTGTTTTACATATCCAACTCATTGTCCCCAACTTTCTCCTAAATCTATATCGACTTTGGAAGGCACTTCTAATTTTACACATGTCTCCATGACTTCTTTTATTTGATTAGCCTGTCTTTCATCTTTAACAGAACAATCAAGTTCGTCATGTACTTGTATTAATGGAACAACGTTTAATTGCTCATAAACGTCCACCATAGCCTTTTTTGTTTGATCTGCAGCTGATCCTTGAATCAACCTGTTAAGCGCTTTGTACGTACCATATCTCTTTATAGCATCGCCATATTCTACCTTAGCTTGATTTAAAGGTAATGGTTTATGTACACCCCATTGTGTAGGTTCCCATAGATCAAATCTACATTTACGTCCAAGTAATGTGCGAATAATACCTTTTGAGTTAGCACGATTCATCACCGCTTCCAACATACCCTGCATAAAAGGAACTTTACCACGGAAATCTTTTAACATTTCCTTTGCTTCTTGTGGTTCTAAATCCAACTCACGAGCAAGTTTATTATATCCCATGCCATACATAACACCCAGACCAATTGTTTTTGCTAATCTTCTATCCACTCCTGCCATGTCTGCTGTTTGTTGATGAAAGTCTAAGTCTTTCTTTTGGTATGCTTCTTTTACATCGTGTGCACCTGGTTGGTCCACGAGGCACGCCCAATGTGTTAAGAGTCTTGGTTCTTGTTGCGAGTAATCTGCCTTGAGCCAATATTCACCCATTTCAGGAATGAATAATTTCCTAACGTCTTTAGCAAACTGACCACGGCTGGGTACCTGCTGTAAATTAGGATGGTTATAAGAGAACCTACCACTGACAGTACCACCAGTATCAGACCTAATTTGATTAATGTGTGCATGTATTCGACCATCATCTGTATAATTCATGAGGCCATATAAAAATGTTCCTCGTAATTTATTTAGCTCTCTTGCTTGCATAATCAACCTAGGTAATTCATGAGGATGATCAGTAAGAAACATCTTTGTAAATGATGGCGAACCTGTTTTGTCAGTTCTTTCATAAGGTAAATTCAATGCGTCAAATGCTTTTGCTATAGAAGCTGCAGCCCATATCTCTACGTTAAGATTTGTGAGATCTTTAATACGTTTCATCAACTTCTTTTCTTTGTTGTGAAATTTTGTATTCAACTGCTCACATTTAACAGTGTCAAATCTAACACCACGTCTTGTCATATGAAATATTACATTAATAAGCCTACACTCAACATCATACACTGTGGTAAGATTGTCTTTAACTATTTCCCAAGTTAATTTCTCATGTAATTTATATGTAAGATCTGCGTCAGCCTCTGCATATTCACCAACAAACTCTGCTGGTAATTTATACATCTCTGATTTTGCATCAACACCAAAAGCTTCTGCTGCTTCTTTTAATTTTTGCTCATTTTTAAATTCACCTAGATACTCGTGTACAATACTATTTAGTGTATAAGAGTATCTGTTTTCATCTATCAAAGCGGCTGCCACCATAGTGTCATGCACTTTACCTTTGACCTGTATTCCTAAAGTCCACAGCCAACCAATATCATACTGTGCATTATGAAATACTTTTTCTATCGCATCATTATCACAAATAGATTTTATGTAACTTACGACTTTGTGTTGTTCCATATTGCCACCACCCTCGTGTGCAATAGGATAATATGCTTTAAAGGACGCAGTGGCTATAGCTATACCAATCACCTTACCTCTCAACGTTGGCCAACCTGGTCCGTGTTTTATTAAATCTGGGTCACATGTTTCTAAGTCAATTGCCACACGTCCTTCTATGACCGGAAACTCCGTAGGTGCTACCCAATGTGACGTGACTGTTTTATATAGATCCTGAGTCAACTATCTCTCCTGCTATTGCTGCATAACCTGCCATATCAACAAAATTATCCATGTTTACTTTTTTACCTTGATTGTTCCTAGATATCTTTAACAATATCATCATCAAAGCGACATCATCTGCAGTAATGTTAGCCATTGCTTGTAATTTTTTATCTAAAAAAATATTCCAATATTCTGCTATTTCTGCATGATTGTTAAATGCGTCTCCATGAGATAAATTTCTATCTCTAGAGACTATCCTACTAGCTTCTGCTAATATGTCTTCTTTTTTTCTACTAGATTGTGGTCTAGAAATGCCTGTACTAAAACTCATATTATGAATCCTCCATCTCTCTGCGGCTGTATTACATGTAGATTTTCTCTAGCACGTGTTGCTCCTACATAAAACACACGGCATTCGTCATCCGAATCTCTTTCCATAGCTTCTTGTGATTTTCTAGATAGATCTGTGAGAAGCATAACATTGTCTGCCTCTCCACCTTTTGCACCATGTATGGTGCTTATATTTATTTTAGGATCTTTTGATATTGTGCCTCTGACTTCTATGGCACGTAAATATTCTTTATCTCTGTTACCAACTTTATCAAATGCCACATCCCAGGGTCTACCACCCATTAATAATCCATGATGCATTACAAGTTCTTCTAATTCATATTGTTCCTTGTCAGCCATCTTAAGATTTTTGTGTCCTCTCTCTATTCCTATTTGACTAGACATGTATGAATATATGTCTTTTATATCTGTCAAAGGTACAATTTCACCACTATTTAATTTTTTCCATGCTTCTACAGCATTTAATAATTTTGCAGATATTGGTAACTTATTATTTCTTTTGTACAACATACCTTGTAATCGTATGTCACGTTCTATCTCGTCAAGCATATAGTTTGTTCTAGCCATTACAAGCCAACTACCTGGATCTTTTAAATTAACACTATCTGGATAAGCATGGTATTGCACCAATCCATTTCTATCAGTTCCTTTCCATTGTTTCGCTCTTCTTACTTTTACTCTATTTATTATTCTACCTGATAAATTTTGTATGACCTTAGAACACCTAAAAGACTGTTTTAGTGTTTCTACCTCACCTGGTAATTTTATAAAATATCTTACATCTGCGCCAGCCCAATTGTATATAGCTTGATCATCATCACCACTGACATATACTTTTCTTGCATTTTCTGTCAGCTTGTTTATCATTCGCCACTGTAATTTACATAAATCTTGAGCTTCATCCACAAATACAACTTCTAATTTTGGTACAGGACCAGACTCTAAATATAACTCTATCATGTCTGTAAAATCAAATACCTCTTTCTTTTTCTTAAATTCTTCCAATGATCTCTGTGCACGGAGTAAAGAATGCCATGACATATCCTGTAAATTAGAAGTGTTGTAATGTTGTTCTAAATCCATGCACTTCATGCGTGCTAGATTTATTTCATTGATTAAGATATTATCTGTAGTGACAACACCACCAGCCTCTGCACCATCTGTTACAGATCCTAAATCCATACCAAACGTTTTTGCAAACTCTTTGTAATTGTCACGTGACATAACCTCCGACTTTGTTAATCCTAATTGATGAAATGCAAATGAATGCAGCGTTCTAAAATAAGGTAAATGCTGCTCCTCTAACTTAAACTTTTTCATTGCCCGGTCACGAGCCTCGGTTGCCGCTTTCTTGGTGAATGCAACAAACGCTATGCGATCAGGCGATGTGCCCTTTGCTAATTCTTGCTCAACTAAATTTAACAAGTTGTGCGTCTTACCTGTTCCTGGTGGTCCTAATATTATCTTTGTCTTACTTTGCATGTTCCATCTCTTT